CGTCCTATGGTGCTGCTTCCAATGTGGTGAACGTAGCTGGCACTTAGAAAGTGCTTGTAGCCCTTCTTTTCCAAGTCAGCGCAGATGACATCATCGCTGAAGTAATTAATCGGTGGAAACTGACAATCCTCAAAAGCCTCTGCGCTCATCCAAGCAAATATAGGGCTGACAACAGACAACGGCCTGACAAATGACTCATGCGTGAACTGCATATTGTTCAGCACCTCGCCGTCATTCCACCTGATATTCTGGTACGGCCTGACTGCATCTGACCTTGACGCTACCAGTCCAGGGTTCTGGTTTAACTCCTTGCAAATAGCAACATCGTCCAGCAACATCCGGTAACTATTTGGCGTCAAGACAATATCATCATTCGCTATCACTACAGCCCCATACCCATCACTCAGCGCCCTGCGAATCACTGCGTTGTAATCATCACCAAAGTTGGTGGCCTCACCCAATATCAGTGTGCAGCCGTATCCGCTAACCACCTTCTCTGGTCCCTTCAGGTAAACCTGAACGTCAGGTGCGTACTGCTTGATACTCTCAAGCAGTACGGGTAAACCCTTACCGTGGACGGTGCTGATGACAATGGGAGGGTTCATTCTTCGTCTTCAACAATCCAAGCATCACAGGTACGGCTGGCGGCGCACTTGAAATCAAATATCTCGCAGTACCCCAAGTCCTCAACGTCTTCGCTACCGATACCCTCGGCAATGCAATCCAGCATCTCCTCGTCCTGGTTGAACGCCGAGCAGTTACCGCAACGGCTCATCTTGGCGTCTTTAATGGCCACGTCCCATTTCTCTGCCTTCCGCATCCAAAACTCGGTATTGGGCAGCTTGGGGTTTTCTGGACCGTATGCCGCCTTGGTAATCGCCTTCTCCCGGTTCTTCAGGTTCAGCGTCACGTCCTGCGTAGCCTCTGGACAACTGTCGTTAGCTTTACCGCCCATGATAATCATCACGGCGTGTTGCATATTTTTTGGTATTGATCTCATGCTGCCCTCGTCAGGTTACGTTTCAAACTCGAACCATACTTATGCATCTGCGAGCCGAACATCGCAGTCCCGGCATCGCTGGCAAATGTAAGGCAAAAGGCGTCTGCCTTGTCGGGTGACGCCAACCCACGCTTGCGAATCTCGTCCTTGCCCTCAATCTGAATTTTACCCCCGCTGGTAAAGAAGTACCTCACTGTCGCCAGTTCAGCAATCAAGGACTCATCCTTGGGAATAACGCAGTCCCGCTTCTCCAGCCATGCCTTGGCCTTGTGCCACAGTTCAGCCTTCAGGTTCCTATACGTACTCCCCAATGCCGGGGATTCTGCCACGTTAATGCCGATGGCTGGCAACTTCAGCTCACGCAGCCTGTCCACCACACCAGCCCCCAACCCAATACTATCCACCATAATCTCATGCGGACGCTGGTCTGGCGGTAGCGCCTGGTACTCAGCCATCACCGCACCAGTCAGTTGCATAAGGTCCAAGTTCTTCCACGTTTTGATTTCGGTAACAACATTCCCCTGCCGCTTGCACAGTGCGCTCCTGTCTGACCCGAACCGCGCAACGTCCAGCCCCCACACAATTTTAGCAACCAGACTCATCGCCACGTCCCGGCTAACTGCAGCCTCCAATAACTCCATCGGTATCACCGTATCGTCATCGCTCCTCGGGAAGTCGCCCAGCACCCGGATGCGGTAGGCGTTGCTCTCCTCACCGTACCTAGACTTCATCTCGTCCATATAGGCGTCTGACACCCTCGGGCTGTCGGCGCAGCTCACCTTCATCGTCACCCAGTCATCCTTCAGGCGGTTGTGGGTATCAAAGAAGAATCCGCTGCTGCGTACCGGGTTGCCCAAGAGTAGCGTTACGGCCTTGTGGCCCGACATACTGCCTGCCGCCGCCTCGAACACCTGCTCTGGTATACCGCTGGCCTCGTCAGCCACCAGCATCACATTGTCGGAGTGGACGCCCTGCAGCGCCTCGGGCTGCTCTGCGCGTGATGTCCTGGCGCTGATGAACGCCTCTGTCGGTGCCTCTCTCACCTCAATCCGGTCCTGCTTCACCTCCAGCTGCTCTTGTAACGGCGCGGGAAGTTGTTTCACCCACCGCTTCAGTTCAGCAAACAGCGCATCGTATAGCTGGCTGCTGGTAGGCGCTGTCACCACAATCTTGACGGGGAAGCGCAACAGCAGGTACCAGATGATGGCCCAGGACGCTGCCGTACTCTTGCCTACGCCATGTCCGCTTCGGACGCTGATGCGTCGGTTGTTGGCGGCGATGTGGTTGAGGAACTCTTCCTGCCAGGGGTCGGGTTTAACGCCCAACACCTCTTTCACAAACAGCACAGGGTTGTTTCGGTAGAGTTGCGTAAAAGCAACAAATGGGTTTTCACTCATTTTTTAAATTTTTTTTGTAGTCAATGTGGGCAGTTTGTGGGTGGTTTGTGGGTGGTTTGCTAGGTGTTTGGTGCTGCAGTTTACACCCCCCAGCTTTTTGTCAAGGGGGGGGCTGTACATCTATACAGTGTCAGCCTCGATGTTAGTGCTCACTTCGATTTGCCGTAGTGCATCCAGGCGCAGGCTACCTATATTGATGCTCACTTCGGTTTGTTTGGTGCCGTATTGCTTCGGGTCCCATCTTTCGGCGAGCCATTGCCGGGTCCTGATTCTATGTAGCGGTTTAGCTGGATTGTCATCCGATATCGAATCAGCTATCGTCAATGTCTCACAGGCCATCATGTCAGCGGCACGCACGCGCGCACGTAGTATATCGTCCTCGAACCCCGTTTGACGTATCCAGATGTCTAAGGCCCGTTTGGATATGCCTAGTGCTAAGCATATGTCCGCAATGCTCTTGCCATGCTCTAGCATTCCTGTGATCAGTTCAGGGTCTATCGCGTCCAGTACTTCTAGGTCGCTGCGTTTCTTTTTCGTGCCGGCCATGATGGTCCTTTGTAGTCAATGCTGTAGTCAATTTGTAGGCTGTAGTCCTTTGCCTGATTGACTACAGCTTTTCATTGGCGCGGTAGTCATTGTAGTCAATGTAGTCATCTGTTTCGTGAAAGCTCACGCTTGCGCGCTGCGCCCAACCTAACATATACATATATATCTCATATAAGAGTTAAACAAAAACAATGACTACATTGACTACAAATAGGCTTTTCCCCTCTGGTGCGCTGTAGTCAATCGCGCCCAAAAGCATTGACTACAAAATGACTACCATTGACTACAAAGCACTAAGGGTTTCCCCTAGTGTAATAAATAGTGTTACAAATCAAGTACTTAGAGCGCGCGCCTAAGTGCTGGCACGATTCTTTTATGCTCTATATGTGAGAGGGTCGAATTCTCTCTTAGTCCACTAAAGTAAAGGCAAACTATGAAAATCCTAGGTTACATCGCATACGAAGGCCCGAGCGCGATCGATGGCGCGCCCATCGTCGTTATCATCAACAAGATCGACGGTAGCAAGAATGCGAAGACCGGCGCCATTGTCCAGTCGTTCATCATCCGCGCCGACGTCAATCCTGTACATGCGTTACAGACCGGCGCCGATGCATCGGTATGCGGCCAGTGCGAACATCGGCCAAAGCTGGCGCGCAGGACCGGAAAACCGCCATGCTATGTACAGGTAGGTAAATCCGTACTATCGGTCTATAACGCATACCGGCGCGGCCGCTATGTGCGCGCCGATGCAGCAACAATAGCGGCCGCTCTGGCCGGTAAGATTGTCAGAATCGGTACGTATGGCGATCCATGCGCCGCGCCGGCCACAATGTGGGCGCAAATCACCCGCTATGCGGCCGGCCGGCGCGGCTATACGCACCAATGGGACCGGCCTGGATTTGACGTCAACGCATGGGCGCCGCTTGTAATGGCATCCGCCGATACCATCGATCAGGCCGCGAAAGCTAACCTACTGGGTATGCGGGTTTTTCGCGTCTCGCAGGGCATTGACGTTCAACCCGGAGAAGCATCGTGCCCAGCTAGTGCCGAAGCCGGTAGAAAATCAACGTGTGCCAAATGCACACTATGCGCCGGTACTAGCATCAAGGCGCGCGATATCGTGATAGCGGATCATGCTGCCGGTCATGCGCGCCGTGTGATTATGCTGGCTACAGCTTAATGCCCGACTGTGAGCCGGACACCGGCTCACGGGCGCGCATTGACGCCGACACTAGGAGAAAATTATGCCTTTACGCTCACCAACAATAAAAGCCCTGCGCCAGCTATTCGGCGCCGACGCCGCCCGGGCCAAGACGCTACTGAAAATGTCACGCGACCAGCTACTGCGAACGCCCATAGGCGCTGCGCGCGTCGCCGAGTGCTACCACGCGCCGACGACTCAGGACATTCGCATGGAGTGCCTCAACGCTCTCGGCAAGTTTCACGGCGTCGAGGGGTTTACAACTCGGCGCGGTGAGTGCCTGTACTTAAACTCTGGCGATACCTACACGCCAACGTTAGTGCGCTACGGCTCGTCTTACCGAATTGCTTGCTGGGGCGATATCGCCGAACGATAGCGATAGCTAGTGTCTGATTTTCAGTGTATGGCCTAGGCCATACGCGGACAATCCGTCCGGTAACAGTAGAGTAGATTATGACCCTGCCCGATATGCTCAGAGAGTGCAGCATCCCCCAGTTGCTAGACTTCGCCGATAGTCTGGACCCTAATAATGGCTGGCGCGAGTCGGTCGCTGAAGATGACTCGATCGCGCGCGACTCGCTGGCCGACGCCATGCTAGTCGCATATGACGACGCCGACACTCACGCATGGATCAACAAATGAAGCACATTCTCTGGACCATTACGCAAGCAATCATTGGCGCGGCCATATGGGGCGCGCCCTTCGCCTACTATTTTTGGAGCATGAAACCGTGAAAACACTATCCTGGCCGCACCTGCGCGCCCTGGGGCGCACAGACAATGGGAACCGCTGGTATCCACGTGAGGACATCGCTCCATATTTTGCACCACTGCGCGCGCCATCTCGAGCATGGCCCCACAGCTACGCCAAGGCCGCGCAAACCCTTAAATTTGCGCGCTGGCTGCGCGATAACCGCCCGGCCTTGGCCGCTCAATTGGGAGTCGAAGCATGAGACACATAATCACCTACCGGGCGGGCGCGCCCGGTTACAACGACGCGCACCAGCGCGGGACCGTGGATATCTGGCATGACCAAAAGCGGTACGTTTATAAATCCGCATCACCTGGCGCCGCGCGCGCGTTCATTGAACACGCTTGGCAGCAAGAATACATCAAAATAACCGGACGTTACCCGTCCTATACCGTGGAGAACACACAATGAAAACCATCACCCTCAACCGCGCCCGGTACACAGTACGCGACGACCGGCGCACATTCCTATCCGACATTCTGAAACTCACGGGTAAGCATAAGCCCGTTAAATCAAAGGGACCGGAGCGGCGCATGTACCCGGCGGACGGCGCCACGCTAAGCACTGCGGCCTATGTCGGGCAGTACTACGCCCTGAATAGCACACGCAAGTTGTTTAAAAACAATGCGGCGCCCTACGGCGACGCTAACCTAGTGGGTTTTTATGAGGGTCTTAGCGACCGGGTGAGCGTACCCGAGGGCGAGGACAGCATGGAGGTGTGCCATGAAGACTGAATTCCACAATGAAGAGTTTATGATCACCAGCGAGGTCATGCAGACCCCTAATGGCTGGTGGAGGGTCACGCTGCGCGACGACGACTCGGGCCAGATGGTAGGTCCATCGGTGCGGCTCTTCACCCTGGAGGCCGACGCCCTGGCCTTTGCGGAGAAACTATGCTCTTAGCGGCGGCGCTGCTGGCCGCCCTGGTGGCGATACTTTTCAACCTATAGACCTTTTTCTACGCCACGGCCCGGCGCATGTCCGACTTCGAAAGCCCGGCCACGTCGGGCGCTACGAAAATGTGCTTTTTAGATGGGTACTCTCTGGACGTCAGACGGCCCATGTCGGTCCACCCGGCCTCGCGCAGGGCATGGAACAGCGCGGCCTGGACAATCTTAACGCCGGGCGGCGCGGCGCCAGACCCCTGCACCCGGTCGCAAATGACGTGAAACGGCGAGCCAATCACGCCAGCCGCGAACGGCCCCCGGCGCTCGCGCAGCATCTCAGTCAGCACCGACTCGGCGGTGCTCATGCCTGCGTCGATCATTATGGCCTTGGCCTCGGTCATGGGCGGCGGGGCGGACGGGTTGAAAGCGGACACGTCACGGGCCATCAGCCAAGCGGCCACGCCTGCGAAGCCGTTACGATGTATGTACCAATTCCAGAGGCCCACGGCCTCGGCCTCTGGGAGGCGCCCGGCCTCGGCCCACAGTACGAACCAACGCCTGTCATCAGAGGGGAGACTGATGGAAACTCGCTCGTTAGAGAAGGCGACAACCAGCACCCGGTTAAGGGCCATGTAAGGGTGCAGACCTTTACGATTGATGGGGAGATACTCGGGCGGGGCGGCGATGACGGGCTTAAGGTGATTCTCCAACGCCCGGCGATCCTTGGCCTCACTCTGGCGCAGCTCGGCGATCTCCATCACCTCGCACTCCAGCCCATAGCCCCACTGCGAGGTCAGGTCTTCATTTTTGACCATCGAGCAATTGACCTTGGCCGGGCCTCCGATGGCCCAGAAGAAGGGCGCCAGCAGCGTGTCCTTACCGGAGCCTGGCTTGCCGCCCAGCAAAACGGCATGGTTGATCTTGTGGCCGGGATACTGGACCTTGTGAGCCAGCACGTTCAGGAGATGCTCGCGCTCGAAGTCTATCGGGACCATGCGCGAGAGGTGGCGCAGCCAGATGCTGATGTCGCAGGCCACAGGTGTCGGGCGAGCGTCGCGCCAGCGGTTGCCGTAAACCTGGCCGTCCTTATCGACTAGCACCGACTCACCCGCTGAATAGGTGATACCGACCAGTGACTTGGCGCCAGCGGCCTGGCGGTTCTCGTCGAAGCATACGCTGGCCTCGACTCGACGGGCGGACTTGCCGGTGGCGTGGATGGAGACGCACTTGATATGACGAAACAAGGCGTTAAAGGTCGCGCGCGACAGCTCGCGGCGGTCCACCATATCGAAGAAAGCCTCGTCATCCTGCAAGTATGCGAACCTCTCATACCAGCCTGACTTCTCGACCCGGCCCAGCTCCTGGCGCGCGACCTCGGCGATAACCGCAGCCGCCACGTCCGGGTAGGCCGGGCTAGGCTTGAGCTTGGCGAGGGCCAGCTCCAGATGCGCGGCCATCAGGTCATCACGCAGGCCGGGCGAGTGGCGGGGGCCACCGTTGTCGGCCACCCACTGCATAAAGGTGTTGCTGTCCAGATCGACGCAGTGACTGTGCATACAGCAGAAGGCGCGGTTCAGGGGCATGTAGCGGCCCTCGGGGTTGCCGTCGGTATGCTCGGCACTGTTGGGACACACGACACCCGCCCAGCCCTCGGCGTTGGCGCGGGAGAGCAGCAGACCCTGACCGGAGAGCCAAGCCAGCACATCATCGTCGCCATCGTCACTGATTCGAATCGGGCGGGGGCCACCAGACTCGGCAGGGCCGGGCGTCACGTTCAGGGCGGCGCAGATGTCGGCCAGTACGAACTCGCGCTCGGGGTGGAACTCAACCAGGGCAGACGCGAACTCGGCCCGGTCGGGCTTGAGGTTGACAGATCCGGGCAGTCGGAAGTTGCGGACGGGGTTACAGGCGCCGGGGTCGGTGTAGCCAGCAGCGGCGATGGCCTTGATAGCGGCGGCGAAGGCGCCCTTGGGCGGCTGTTCGCTGAAGACGTAGCCCCACTGGTAGTTATCGGGCGATGTCTCCATGATCCAGGTCGGCGGCAGCGGCGGGGTCTTGGACTTGGTGCCGATATCGTCCAGCACCATCACGGCCACGTACTCGCAATTGGCTGACGCTGCAGACACCCGGCCCTCGACAAAGCGGTCGCAGATGAAGGAGGCGGTGTTGCCGTACCAAGCCTGGCCCTTACGGACACCGTGCGACGGCAGGTAGGAGGGCCAGGTGGCCTTAACGGCTCCATCGGCGTGGTACTGGCGCTCACCGCCCCGTAACTGTGGTTTTTGCTGCACAAAAAGCATCGTCTCGCCCTCGGGCGCCAGACTGGTGATAAAATCTAGGAATTGCATTGCCATCCTTTGCGCCGCCCCTGACCGGGCGGCGTTTTTATTTGCCGTAACGCGGCATCGTCTTGATCCCACAGTCCAGCGGTAGGCCAGTGGCCCAAGCTGGCGGCGTAGTCATCACCCTACGCACTTCCTCTTCTGAGCCGCCCTCGACGACGATCTCGTCATGGACGTGCAGAACTACACCATCGAGCTGTCGCAGGGCAAACCGGAGGAGGTCATTGGCGACGGCCTGCGTCACATTCTCGCAGGCCAAGCCCTTCCAAAGTCGGGCGCGCGGCCATTCTTTAGCATCCTGGGCAGGCTTCCAAGATGCCTTGGCATAGCTGATGCCGTCGTCCTCCAGCCGGGCAAACGGGTAGCAAAGCACCCGGCCTGAAGGTAGAGCGTACCAGAGATGCAGACCGTCGAACAGGTAGGTAACCCGCCCGGCAGCAAACTCATTATTTTTATTTCGCATGGCCCTGGTGTACTGCTGCTCGAGCTGTGACCAGAAGCCGACGGCCCACTGATTGTTGCGGCGCCAGGCGTCCACCATGCGCTTGGAGTCAGCCTCGGACAGGCGCACACTGTAGATGCGCGCCATCGACGCGAAGGCGCCCACGCCACCCGCGAACCCGCAGGCCAGCTCCTGCACCTTGCCAATCTGACGCTGGGCGGACTCGCCGTCTCGGTCGTAGTCGGCCTTGATGTCGTCGTAGGTGCGCTGGAAAGTACCGGCGGCGTTGACGATGTAGGGGTCTAGGCCCGACTCGAAAATGTCCAGCTTGGCCTGGCCCGTCCCAGACAACCAAGGGTTTACCCTAGCTTCGATGGATGACCAGTCGGCAACAACTAGGTGTTTACCCTTGGCTGGTATCAGTGCAGGCCGTAGCATCCCCCGGAGGACATCGGTAACTCGCTGGCCGAACTTGGGGACGATGCTGTGTCCCCGGCACATTGCAGCCCGGACATCCTCGGGTGCCTTGGCGCACTTGCGGGTGAAGTTATGGACCTGCGCCCCATAGCTAGATGCGCGGCCAGTAGCTGAGCCTCCAGCGAAAACAAAAGCACCCCTAACTCGACTGTCCTCCTCATCTGCAAGCTGCGCGAGTCGGGCGAACTTGGCGACTGATGAGGCCCACAGGTCGTCGGCGCACTGGATGATTTCTTGGACATCGGGGGGTACTCCATCACAGTTAAGAAGGTTGGCGCGGACGGTCTTGTCGATGCTGACCTTGTCGTCCTTGGTCATCAGGGCACGGGCCTCGGGGCCAACTCTGTCCCAGACCCACTGGCGCATCTTAGGGGAGCGTACCGAGGTCAGCTCACCCTCTGACACCTCCTTGACAATCTGGGCAATCTCAGCGGCCTCTGTGGCGGCGTAGGACACGGCTGCACGGCAGAGCGGCACATCGACCAGGACGCCACGGTCATTGATGCGCTCGTTGACATGGTAGTCCAGTAGCTCCTCCTCCGACAGTGGGCGCATGGCCTGGCTGATGGCCCTCATGGCCCGGACGTCCTGCTCACAATAAGCCACCATCTCGGCGGTCAGCTCAGCCGACTCTTGGTAAGGCGGCACACACATCTTGCGGATGAGGGCAGCGCCCCGGTGGTCCTTCTTCATGGACGCGCCCATGAACCGGCCCACGTCCTCCAGCGACCCTGGCGCGCAATTGGCACGGGCCTGTGCTGCGGTGCAGTAGAACTGCTCCAGCGGGATGTTGACCTGCAAGACGTACCAGCAGATCAGCCGCTCGAAGGCAGCGTTGTGCGCCATGATGCGGTGGCCGGTCAGGTCGGGCAGTGGCTGGCCGGGGAGCCAGGTCAGCACCTCGCCGTCATCGACGGCGTAGGACATACACAGCACCTCGGTCGTGAGGTCTTGCGCGTAGTTGTAGACGCCGCGACTTTTTAGGTCGCAGGCAGAGCGTGTTTCAAAGTCGAGCCAGATCATTTTTCAAAGCCCCCTGTCACGGGGCTTCAAAAACTAAGCTGCTACGCGACGGCGACGGCCAGCAGGCGCCTCCACCTCGGGTTCACCCTCCATACTTATCCACTCAACAATCTCAAACACCGGGGTGTAAATCTTGCCGTAGGACTTGTGCTGGTAGTGATCCTTCTTCAACTTCACGACAGCAACCGGCTTAGTCTGATCTACATCAACCTGCTCGGCCAGCGCAGCGGCGATAGCCTGGACGCCACGCTTACCGCCCACCGAGGTGGTGGTGTAGCGCACTTCCATGCCCTTATCGTCGCCCGACACGCACTTCAGGCTCATGCCAATCTGCTGCTCCCAGCCACGCTTGGCTGATGGCGGCGCATCTTCGATCTCTGGCAGCGGCTGGCTGACCGCTACCATCTTCTCGCCAAGCACCTCGCCGTCGCCCCAAGCGATAAAGCCGTGGACGAAAGAGAAGGGGTTGACGGCCCAAGTCGAGTCATCCTCGACCTCGGTCTGGTCGGCACCAAACACCCAATGGCCGGTCTTGTCCATCTTGAGGATGACGACACCAGATGGGCCAGCCGCCGAAACGGCCATGCTTTTAAGAGCGGAGGATAAGGTACTGATAGCTGGCAAACCAGCTTTTGAGAACACTGAAATATTACTCACGATTTTCCTTTAGACTAGTTTAGAGAGACGGGCAAGTTGTTTGCCCAGCAAAAGCACCTCGGGGCGAGGGTCATCCTCGCTTGCCAAGGTGTTACCCGAACTGATGGCGACGACCACATCGACAGGCAGGGCGAGCTTGCGCTTTTTCAGCACCTTCTCAACCTTCGCTGGCGACATGATGGATGTCTCCATCACTTCAGATTCTTCAAGGCCCAACGCGAACAAGGCTACCTTGGCCTTGTCCTCGTCGGTCCACTGTCTGATCGCACGTTTGGCGACCAGTTTGTAATCTGGCAGTTTAGCACCCGACTCCATCATGGAGAGCGCCAGCTCCCGCAGACTGGATATCCACGTCTCCAGTAGGTCGGCATTCTTGAGGTAGTCGCTGATCAAGTTCTTGTCAAGCTTGTCTATCTTGACGGCAATGGCCCGGTCAACGGCGCCCGTCATGTTTGGGCAGATGGGCTTGGCCGGGCAGAACCGGCAGTGGTCGCCCACCATTAGCTGCGCGTCAGGCAGGGCCGACTGCTTGACGGCCTGCACCAGCTCACGCTCGAACTGCCTGATGCGCTCGGGTGTGGTCACCCAACGCCGCACCATCGGCGGCTGGATGATGACGCACTCCACCTCGGTTGCACCGTCAAAGGCCCATGCCGACTCTTGCGTCCGCATGGCGGCAGCAGCGTAGAACATAAGCTGCGCGTTCTCCTCGGCGTCCACGATAACGCCGTCGCCAAACTTCCAATCCAGCACGATGGCCCGGTTGCCTATGCGGCCAATCAGGTCGGTCGAGCCGAACACGCCCGGCAGCAGGTCACCAAAGCCGACGCGCGTCTCGGTGGCGAAGTTCATCTCCTCCGCAGGGTCAACTTCGTTCAGCAGCGCCAGTGCCGACTTCAGCTTCTCGCAGTGGTCTTCGCTCAGCGCCACACCGTTGAAGTTCTTGTCGAGCAGGCTGTAGGGGCTGGCGTCACC